CTTTAAAAATGGAAATCTTTTCAGCAGCCCGAACTTTGTTCTCGCTGTATCAATCGAGTGGCGATCTGCATAAGATCTATGAGGCATCCGGATGGATAGCACTCAACACATGGGAATGGATCCATGGATATGGGTTCATTAACTTGTTAGTTACAATCATCGCCATCTGCGCAGCTTTGGGTAAATTATACCACACCCATATTGTTCAAATGATTATTCGCCGTTACAACGCATGGATTTTGCGGGTACGCATGCGAGTTTTCACATGGTTTTTCGACGCCTCAAGTTTTCTAGCTGTTAACGGGAAAATGCGGGAGTCGTTTCGCCAGATCAAGTTACCAACCTTTGATCGTCCAGTAGGTGCACATTCACACAATGACGCCGCTAAGGATCGATCTGCTGCGAACGTTGCTATTGACAACTTCATCAAATCATACGGTTACACACCATATTCTGTTAGTATGTCCAATCGAGATGTCCGATCTGGCAATTCAGGTGATCGATTCTTTCATCATTGTAAGGATACCGCCATGGAAAGCCGTGAAGACGCGATTAGATCGCATCACGTCAAGAAAATCATTGATGTTGATTATTATCTCGATATGTGGGATCATGCCCGGACGGGCCATCCCATGGTACTCTACAGTTTTGTGCCACATCGTGTCGCCGGCAGTGTCGTAGATGGTACATACACCATCGTGGATGACGCTGTATCTGTTGTCGTCAACGGGGGAGCTCGATACTCCCACCGCCTATGGGATTATGACACCGACTGTCTTGTCTTTGATTATTGGTGGGGATCGATCGTCTATCTGGTCGAATCTACAATGTCAACAGACTCTGAGCGTCGCATTATAGGATTATTCCCTGTCCGTACCATCTACGGACCATTGGGCTGGCTATTACCTGGAAAACGTCTTGAACGCCGAACATTCACCATCGGTGGTCTTAACATCAGCCGTTATCAAGTCAAATCTGAGTTACGCGTCTCGTTCTCTGAACCTGGCATGCGAACTGATGTTGATTTACCTGAGAGTTTACTAACCAGCGTGGTTTACCGCGCGGGGCTTAAGAAGGACGCCATGATCTCTGACGTGGAGCGGATGCTCCGTGCCTCTGAGATTGGTGACCCTCACATCATAGCATCACTATTTCATCGCTTTTTGCCTGAACTAGCTGACTACTTTGATGTGCCTATCCTCTCTGATACAGGCGCTGCAGTAGATAACATTCATTACCAAACATTGGACCCCATCGTCACCGAGGATGGGGATCCTATGGTCAGACAGGTCGGCCCCTCGTTTTGTCGAGGAAACCTAGCTCCCATGAGGTCGTATAACAACGATACCTCTTGTGTGCTTGGCAGGCTGACATCTGTCCGTAACAACACTGCTAGCAAAGACGTACCATCAATCTTCCGCAAATATGTTGATGAATTCGAGAACTTGTTTATCCCTAGCGATCTAGTACACACTGGTATCCCTTTGGAATTAGAACAGGTCATGGCTCTTCAAACACGCCCAAGCCAACGACTATCAGCATTAGCCGCTTTACCATTTTCCTTCATGCACAAACTCATTGTATCTGCCTTTCAAAAGGCTGAGACTTATCCCGGAGTTAAATTCCCTCGCAACATATCCACTGTGAATGCGGATCATCGTATCCGCTACGGCAGTTTCATCTATGCCTTCACCCAAACTTTACTCAAACCCCAGAATTGGTATGCCTTTGGCAAAACCCCCCGTGAGATATCGGAAGCCGTCCACGATCTAGCTCTTCGGTCCGATTGGATTATCGGTACTGATTACTCATCGTGGGATGGTACACATAGCGAATTTCTTTGTGAAATTGAACAACGGTTCCTTAGTCGCTACTTTCACCCTGCTTATCATGGCGAGGTTAACACATTATTCCGATCCCAATTCAATGCCACAGCGTTCACCAAAAACGACGTTAAATACAACACCATGTGGTCCAGGTTATCTGGTTCGAGTGACACCAGTGCTTTCAATTCGTTGGATAACGCATTGCTCGCATTCTTTGTCTTACGTGAAAGTGGATTATCACCTGTTAGCGCATGGGCCTCATTAGGTCTATATGGCGGAGATGACGGGTTAACACCTGGAGTAGCACCTAGCGTTTACGAGCGCATCGCCAAACGACTGGGGCATACATTAAAAGCCGAAGTTATCAAACGAAATAATCGCGTTCCATTTCTTGGACGTTATTTTCTCGATCCTTGGACCTCATCCGTGTCTGTCATAGATGTTCAACGACAGGTCCGTCGATTACATTTAACAACCAGTTCACGTGTAGTATCTGACCAATTGGCTATCTATCGCCGAGCAGAAGCTATGCTTATTACCGACCCTACCACTCCCTTTTTATCTGAGTGGGCCAGCAAAATTGTGGAGCTTCTTCCTCAATTTAAAAACAACAACACTGATCGCCATCTTACCGCTAAAGATGTTTCATGGTTCTCGAAGTACCATACTAACGAACAATGGAACCATCCCGCGGCATTTGATCCCATGGCATTAGAGTTTGCAGCTGAGCAATTAGGCGTAACATCAGGTGAATTATTCCACCAATGTGAACTTATTAACGACATTAAGGATTGGGCCTCATTCATGCGGTTTACTGACATCCAGTTTGATCATCTGGAAACACCAGTTAGTATTCCTGCGGTGCTTGAGGGCGAGATAGTTCGACCTAAACCTGCCCCTATCGTATTCGAAAATGTCCTCCCCAACACTACCACAGTGCACCAACCCAACACACCACCAACCCACCACGGGGTTAAGATGCCACCTGCCGAACAACCACGGAAGTCTGGGCGTTCCTATCCAAGTAGGAATATCCAGCCCACAGTCAATGTCCGTCAACATGATCGCGCGGGATCCACAGTTGTCGCGCACGTTCGCCGACCACCCGGACAGCATCCCAAACCTGCAGTGGCAGTTCAGTCCAGATTATCTGGTAATTCGACAACAACTTCTCGAACTAACACCCGAACTGACAGTCCAAACGGACCGCCTCGACCGCCTCCGCCAGCTCCACGAACATCAAACGTCGGACCCGCGAAGTGCACTCGAGCTCAACGCCCAGTCTTATCTGGACAGCGACCACTCGGGGGAAGAGCTAACTCCCCCCCCGAGCCCCGCCGCATACCCTCGGATCGTCCCGTTGCTAATGTTACCAAGCGACCGACATCCCCGGGCCCGCCCCCACTCGGATGAGATGGAGTCGGAA